ACCCTCAAGATTTTTCAGCACTTTTGAGAGTTTGGATATGACCAGAGGACGCAAACCGATTCCTACAAAAATCCGTGAGCTTAACGGATACTTCAAACACAACACGCATCGAAAGAATTACCTGGAGCCTGAAGCACCAGACACAGTGCCAGATATGCCAGAGGATCTGGATAAGATTGCACAGCAGGCTTGGCTTGAGCTTGTGGACAATTTGAAAGAGCTGAACATACTAAGCTCCTGTGATGCAGCGATGATTGAGCTGTATGCAAGGACCTATTCACGATGGCGAGAAGCAGAACAAATGGTGGCCAAGCATGGTGCAGTTGATAGCCGCGATGGCCGAAGGTCTCCGTGGGATATTATCAGACGTGACAACGTTGCAGCTTGTCACAAGATGCTTTTGGAATTCGGGCTTACACCGTCCAGCCGTTCTCGTGTACATGCTAAAAAATCAATCACGCAGATAACCAAAATCAAGCCAAGAGAACGTAAACCTAGTGACAATTGACAAGCTCACAAAACGCTGGATTAAAAATGCAGCTGACGAGCGTGCAGCAGAATCCGGTTGCCGCATGGATGAAGCTCGTGGCATCCATATGATGGAGTTTGTCCAGGAGCATTTGCGGCTCTATGAAGGCGAGTATGCAGGCCAGCCGGTTCACATTATGGACTGGCAGCAAGAGCTGTTTATGCGGCTCTTTGGTTGGGTGCGGTTTAGTGAGGACTGGGGCAGAGAGGTCAGACGTTTCAAAGTTTGCTCGCTCTGGGTGCCAAAGAAAAACGGCAAGAGTCCAACGGCAGCAATGGTTGGCCTGTATCTCATGGCGGCTGATGGTGAGCAGGGGCAAAAAGTCTATTCAGCAGCCAAGGATGGCAAGCAGGCACAGATTGTCCACACTCACGCGCGTATGATGGTCCAGCAATCACCAGTGCTAACGGATCTCTGCACCGTCAACAGAGCAACCGGCGTTATTCTCTATCATCCAACAAACTCAACGTATCAGACGCTTAGCGGCGACAACATCAGCGGGCAGGAAGGTCTGAATGGCTCGGTCATTATTGATGAAACACACGTTGTAGACTCCCGGCTCGCATCAGTTCTGGAGTATATGGGAGCCAGCCGAGCGGAGCCGATCCGCTTTGAGGTTTCAACTGCTGGAAATAATCCAAATGGATACGGTAAACGGCAGTGGGACTATGGTGAAGCGGTCAACAAGGGTGAGGTAATAGATGATGAATTTCTATACATGAGCTATTCAGCTCCACAAGGGGCCAACGATAGCAAATGCGGAAAGCCTAAGATATGGCAGCAAGCCAATCCATCATGGGGCCACACAATCAAAAGTGAGGAATTCCGCACCAGCTATGAGCGAGCCAAACGCAGTCTAACAGATTTCAAAAACTGGAAGATGTACAGGCTCAATGTTTGGGCTACATCCACGAATGTTTGGCTGAGACAATCAGACTGGAAGGCGTGTGGTGTTAATTACACACTCGATGATTTGGAAGGCTCCGATTGTTATCTGGCTTTGGATCTGTCGAAAACTAGAGATATGACGGCAGCAGTTGCCTGCTTTCCACAAGATGATGGCAGCTTTAGATTCTGGCCGTGGTTCTGGCTTCCGAAGGAGACAGCTGAGCAAAACAATCACAAATCCCCCTACTTGGAATGGGCCAATGCAGGGCATTTAGAGCTGACCGAAGGAAACGTTATAGACTATTCGCGAGTTGAAGCAACAATTGAAGAAATAGGAGAGCGGTTCAATGTGCTTGAGCTTGCTTTTGATCCAATGTACGCAGAGGAACTGACGCAGCGCGTTGAAGATGCGACTGGAATACCGCGCGTGCAATATCGTCAAACTATCGTACACTACGCAGGACCAACGGCAGAGTTTGAGCGGCTGGTTATGAGCGGTGGGCTTCAGCATCCAAAGAATCCTATATTGAGTTGGCAAGCAGGAAATGTTGAAATAAAGACTGACGTGAATCTGAACAAAAGGCCAGTTAAACCGAAGGCCGACAATCACCGGAAGATTGATGGTATTGTGGCAGCAATCATGGCACTCGGTCGCGCTATCTCAACTGAACAGCAGCCAAATTATGATTTCTATGAATCAAACACAGTGGAGCTAATCTGATATGCCTACAAACGGTGAAATGTTTGTTTATCCCGGCCAAGATCACCGAGCCTTAGAAAATCCGAACATACCATTGGGCGATCCGGTCGTTTGGAATCAGGTGTTTGGTGACTACTCCACCAGTGCAGGCGAGATGGTTGGTGCGTCACGCGCTTTAACACTCGCACCAGTTTATCAGGCTGTAAGTCTTATCTCCGGGGATGTTGCAAAGATACCTCTGAACATCTACAAGCGGCGGGCAGATCTTGGCGAGCGTGGCCGGGAGGTTGACCGTGAACATCCAGCACAGTTCCTGGTTAGATGGCAAGCTAATCACCAGATGACGGCATACAGATTCTGGCGACGAATGATGGTACACGCTTTGATCTGGGGCAATGCTTACGCACTGATTGACCGTGACCCGTTTGGTAATCCGCTTGAAATAATCCCACTGTTGCCAGACCGGACTGCACCAAGGATCATGCCAAATGGCGATGTGATTTATGTCACTGAAATCAATGGCGAGCTGCTCAACTTTCCATCATCGGCAATCTTGCACCTGGAGAATATCAGTATTGCCGGTGATGCAGATTGCGAACTGATATTCAAAGCGCGTGAAACGTTTGCACAAGCTCTGGCAGCAAACAAGTTTGCTTCAAAGTTCTTTGCAAATGGTGCAAGGATTGGTGGGATTCTAGAAGTGCCGCTTGGCATGAGCAAGCAGGCAAGTGACACACTCGAACAGGGATTTCGTAAGACATACGAGGGAGTTGATAATTCGTTTAAGACTGTTTTGCTCCGCGATGGTGCCAAATTCCATCAGGCACAGTTTACACCAGAGCAGTCACAGATGGTGCCTGTTCGCAAAGAGCTGGTTAAGGAAATCGCCAGGTTCTTTAATCTGCCACCACATAAGCTCGGTGATGATTCAAAAAGCTCATACAACAGCCTGGAGCAGGAAAATCGCAGCTATTTAGACTCCAGTTTGAGCATTTGGCTTAATACCATTGCATCTGAGGTCTGGCTGAAGCTGCTTACAACGGATGAACAAAAGGGCCAGACGCACTTTGCAGAGCATAATGTTGGGGCTTTCATTCAGGCTGACATCAAAACGCAGTATGAAGTGGGTCAAATCGGCATCAATAACGGCATTGTAAGCCCAAATGAAGTGCGAGCTTTTCTTGGACTGAATCCCAGGGATGATGGACTTGGTGATAAGTTCATGCAACCGCTGAATATGGCGAATAGCGATGATTTAGATGCGGATGATGACTCTGATGACCAGGTTGAAGATGATGAGCAAGTTGAGTCTGATGATGAGCAGGTTGAGTCTGATGATGAGCGGCAAATGAGGGATTTGCTCACCAAAGCAATTGATGCAGCTATCACGCGCGTAGTAGCTCAGGTTAAAACTCGCTGTAAGAAGGCAAAAGCAAATAGGTTCTGCTCTTGGATTGATGAGCAGATGTTTACTGATACTCTGCCAGCATTTGAGCAGCGTTTTGATGACGAATTGAAGCTCTATTGCTCAATTAGCTCAAGAGATTATGCTGATTTGCATCATTCGCTGGTGGATTCATTCTATTCTGGCTTGAATCGTAATCTAAACGACATACTTCAAAGCGTTCAACCGGATCAACTCAGGGGTTCTGTAGACTCAATTTTGGAACAATACAAAGCGGAAGCAATCAGCAAAGCAAAGGATTTGATTTGATGGAACAAAGATTTACACAAAATCACAAGATTACCGTGAGCAGATCCGATGATGGCTCACCGCAAATTACCGGATATGCTGCCGTGTTTTATCGAGACGAAGAACCAGGCACAGAATTCAGGCTTGCTGATGATTATGTTGAACGGATTGAGCCTGGTGCATTTGATTCAGCTCTGGAAGAATCCCATGATGCACGGGCTTTGTTCAATCACGATAAGAATTTCGTGCTTGGCCGTGTGGCTGCTGGCACAGTCCGGCTTGGCGTGGATGAAATCGGTTTGAGGTACACAATTGACGTGCCAGACACTCAGCTTGGCCGTGATGTGGTCACAAGCATTGAGCGCGGTGATATAACCGGCAGCTCGTTTGCGTTTACGGTCAGATCTGATGGTTCAAAGCTCGAAAGACAAAAAGATTCAAAGACTTGGGTGCGTACACTCAACGATTTGGACCTGTTTGACGTTGGGCCGGTCACATATCCTGCATACACAGCAACCACAACTGGCCTGCGAAGTGAAGAAGCCATGCAGCAGCTGGCTGAAACCCTTGAGCGTGAGGGGCTGGAGCTTGAGGCTGTGCAGGTGCGAGCAAGACTAATTGATTTAGGTTTGATTTAAGGAATTAGAAATTGTCTACATTTGAACAAGAATTCACATCACAGACTGCCGATGGATCTAGCTCTGCCCAAACTTGGGAGGGTGGTCTCGGCCACATGTTTGTTAGTGGCACATTTGATAGCTGCACCGTTGATCTTGAAGTGAGTCCAGACGATGGAACCACTTGGGTTGCTGTCGGTGGCGATGCAAGTCTCACAGCAGCCGGTTGTGTATCGTTTGAATTGAATCCATGCAAGGTGCGTCTGACTGTATCGAGTGCAGGCGCATCAACCAGCATCAATGGCTGGCTCACAATTGGATCGGAGGGCAGCAGCAGAACATAATGCAGCTTCTCATCAAAGTTAATTCCAGCGGTGACGATCCGCATTACCAGGATGGTGATATCGTCGAGGCATTTAGTGAAGAGCGCGTGCTGAGAATGTACGCAGAGCAGCTTTGTGTAGGTTGGCTCCGAGAAGAATACCTGAAAGCAACAAGCCGGTATGTATTTCAGCGTGTTGGTTCTTTTGTAGAGCGGCATGACCAAATAAATGGTCAAACTGATGTTCTGGGAGTCGTTCCAAACGCAAAAGGCGAGTACATAAACGTTGAGCAATTTCTGACTCGCAGAAGTGAATTGTTTGGTTCTAGAGGCTCAGAGAGGTGGTATGGAGGCAATTCTGGAGCCTCTTATGGTGCTATTTGGGATCAAATTGAGGCTTTAAGTGCTTTAAAAAGGTCTAATTATCACGATTGGCCACTATCAGAGACTGAAAAGAGGCATTTTTTGCCGATTTCATGCTGTGGCACTGGTGAATTGTCTCATGGAACCGCTTGCAGCCGCTTAGAGTCTATTTATAGCGATGAAGATAATCAGGTAATACTTCAAAAGCGTAGATGGCGTGTCCCCTACTGGGATTTGACCGAATCGCTCGGTGTAAGCGTGGATGATGTCCGAAACTCTGATGAAATTGTTGATCTCCGCACAATCACCTCAGATTCACCTCAACTCGACCAGACGAACCAGGATAAACTGAACTAATGGCAACTGTGACAAAAACGATAGGCACCAGCAGCCGTGATTACTCAACCATCACTGCTTGGGAGGCAGATCTCGATAGCTCTGCCATGATGGGCGGCATCTATTCCTCTGGTGACGATGCTATTGGAGAATGCTATAACGATTCGACTTTTAACGAACGAGTTGTTATTGATGGCGGCACATCAATTGGACTGTCATCAGTTAAACTTACCGTTACATCTTCGGATCGCCACGAAGGCCGTGCTGGCACTGGCGTGAAAATAGAATACAGCGGATCAACCAACCCCAGTGTAGTATTAAAACGAAATGATGTAACAATTGAATGGCTTGAGCTTGATATGAGTTCAGCCGGTTCAGGAGTTCATTCAGCGTTAAACATCGGTGCAAATGCAGATACAAATGTTTTTATTAAAAACAATATAATTCACAGCTTAACTGAGCAAGGCGGCGCGGTTCATGGCATATATGTCTGGAATTCTGGATCTGGCAGCAACACCAGGTACATTACTAACAACTTGATTTATAATCTAAAAGATTCTAATGATGATGCTTATGGAATTCGGGTTGTATCAAGTAATTACCCTGTTGAGATTTTGAATAATACGGTGTATTACGTTCAAACGGTTTCTGATACATCGAGTTGCTTTTTCATCGAAGATTCTGATGCGACACTCAAAAACAATATCGCAGCTCGGCCAACAGGAAGCCCAAGTAACAGTTTCAGTGGTTCAGCCTTTTCAAGCTCCACACATGATTACAATCTAAGCACAGATTCAACTGCAACCGGCACAAATTCAGTTACTGGTGAGGATTATGGAGACTTATTCGTTTCTACAACCGAAGGCACTGAGGATTTGCACCTAAAGGAAGGTGCAGATGCTATAGGTGCGGGTGTCGATCTTGGCACATCTCCAACTGGTGTCAACATAGATATTGATGGCAGGGACAGGGATTCTGAGGGAGATGATTGGGATATTGGTGCAGATCAATATGTCGCATCAGGCGGAGGCGGTGGTGGTGGTGGCGGTGGAACATTCAATAAAGCCATTGCACATCCGATTACACTGCCGGTTGCAAGGCCGGTCGGTCGCAATGTGTTTGAACAAAGATAACCATTGATAATTATCAATAGTTGCGTACCATTTAAGTAGATGAACGGCTGAACGCAATTAGGCAAGTAAGCGGCATCTGTTAATTCAGGTTGAAAGCTAAGAAGCGAGTAAGCGTGGAAGCGTGATTTGTATATCACCACCATGAAGCTCGCTTTTGTTATGCGCTGCCAAGTGGTGGACTCAAACTATAGGAGTCCAGCCGTGGACAATATCAAACAACTCCAAGAGGAGCGCGGCAAGTTAGCTGCACAACTCAAAGAATTGGCCGATGGTCAATCTGAATGGTCTGCTGAAGATCGTGAAACTTGGGAACAAGTAAACGAACGATATGACGCAATCGCTAATGAAATCACTGCCGAGCAGGAAAAGATTGACGTTGCAGCTCGTCTGAGTGAAATCAGTGCAGCTCGTGACGTTGAAAGCTATAAGGCAAAGCGTGAAGTAACAAGCCAAGCAGCTTCTCCAATCAATGAAGAAACTCGCCAACTTGCTTTTCAGGCATGGGCAAGGCATCAAAATGGCATCGACATTACCGAGCGACACCGTGAAGCTGCTCAACGTTGTGGTGTAGATCCAAGCCAAAGCTCTTACGAAATCCGGCTTTCCGGTCAGGCTCCAGCCTACTGTGAAGCAGGGTTTGGTGGTGTTCTTGAGTCGCGAGCGCAAAGCGTTGGAACAGACTCGGCTGGTGGCTATCTAGTCCCAGAGGGCTTCTCAAACGAGCTTGAGAAATCAATGCTTGCCTTTGGCGGTCCTCGCCGAGTTGCTCGTATTTTGCGTACAGCTTCCGGCAACAACATTCCTTGGCCAACTGTAAACGACACCGGCAACAAAGGCCGATTGCTTGCTGAAAAC